TAATCATCTCCGCGTGTAGCCCATCTTTATTCAAGCTGTCTAGTATCGACGAGAAACTTATCTGTGAATCGGAGCACCACTTTTTAAACGGTGCGGTTGCTATAAATATACGCTTGGTGTCAGGCTCCCAACGAATTAGTAACTCACTACGCGGCTCTAATGTTGCAACGACTGGCATACCCTCATGCGCTGGGGAGTTGTTAATAATTAGTATGTTGCTATAGTTAGCGCCCATGTATGCGGCAATGGTATCTGACACTTCGTACTTAGCAGTTGTAATCTGTGATGCTGCTTTAAACATATGAGCAGAAACCCAACGTGCTACGTTGCCGACATCAATGTTATGTAACCCCAACGAGTGGGCGATAGTTCCCCCTGTTAAAGCAATAGCCGCCATGCTTGACCACACCCGCTCACGCTGAGTTAGGTTTGCTGTTAAGTCAGTCTTCTCTTGAGTGGTACGTAAGATATGTATGACCTCCTGCTGATGGTTAGTTACGTAGCGCATATAAGGTAACCATGCCATACCGTGGTTTGTCTCTAATTGTGGAAACAACATATCTGTGTATGACTTAGGAAACTTAGTATTACGTTTGACCTCAATCTCAATTAGGCGCATAAGCTCACCCTCTGGGAACGCTTTGTTGCTATGTAGCTTATCTGCAACGCTTGAGTTTGATGTAGTAAGAGTGGGCGTCTGCCACGTAGTATGGTTACTTCTCTCAGCATTAACATGAGATTCCATACGGTTCTTACCGCGACCTGATGTGCTTGCGTATATCTGGTCTGACATATCGGTAGGTCGCATGTTTGTTATCTCATCAATAGTCACAGGCAAGTGGCGCATGATACCCGCACGATGAATACGGGCGTTATATGTATCGTCTTTTTGCATGAGTAAATCACTTGCGTGCCCCCAAATACTATTAGCGGCTAGTAGTGCAGATGACTTACCTACACCAGACCCGTTACTCATTAAGTTATACACGCCACCACGAAGTGGTGTGAACTGCATAAGCGGTGCCCCAAAACTTAAGAACAGTGCAAATGCATATGGCTCCATATCGTCATTAGCGTAAAAATTAATAACTTCCTTCCAACGATGGAAGTCACCACGCTCTGTTAGCAACTCAACAACCTTAGCGCTACGACTAGCGGCGGGTGCGATAATAACATCTTGCCCGAGCGGTTGCCCCGGTATTAATTCTCGTGCGCCTACCACAAAAGTTCCATCTTCCGTCCACCCCATCTGGGAACGAACCTTCTCAGCTTGTACAGTTGTTTGCAAGTGTCTCACCCATTTAGAAACATAGTTTAAAAGTTCGGTTACTTGGTTAGTACCCGTTGTCATTACACCCTGCATAGCTAGGGCATCTCTGAATTTATCCCGTGACACAATGTCGGTAAACGGTATGCAGAACTCTCTAATACCATCTAGTGGCAAGTGAAGCCTGAACCATAATACTTCCCCAACATCAGGGTCACGCATACGTCTTGTCACATAAAAATCATACTCATATACAGGTACGGTAATATCTGCCTCACCCGGACTTTTAACAGTCTTATACACACCCACACCACCTTTTGGTCTGAAGTATGGGCTAGGGTACTCAGGTATAACCGTAGTTATTTTGGTTGGTGCAACAGAAGCAGCCACATCGTCTAAGCTAATCGTGCAGTCAATGTTAAGTATCACATCTTCCTGCGGTAGTTCTATATCAGTAACAATAGACAACGGCACAACTGGCTCGTGCACAATATCAAATACGGTGCGATCTTCTTCGCTAACTGCTGGTGCTACATACCTACCTAGTTGAGCAGGGGTAGATAACTTACCCCGATGCACACACCCTACACAGCGTGATGGCTCTAACTTCTCAAACGATTGGCACGTGTAAGGACCTTTTGTCTGGTTAGCTTTATCTTCCGTTGCCGCGTGCGTGTAGCTTGGGTGCTTGTCCGAAATAGTGTGTATCGCTTCAGCTCGGTCTGTGCATATTTGTGCAATAGATAAACCAGCTCTCCATAGTGGTTCAGGTAGTGTGGCTTGGTTATCCTTGATGTACTGTATCTGCGCACAAGGTGTAGGGTTCTCAAGTATCAGCTTAAAGACCGTTACGCCTACTATCTGCTTCGTTACATTATCGTCAATGTGCTTAATGTGCTCAGGTATATCAAACGGTAATCCATCAGACTCTTCTGATGCTTGTGCGCTATTAGCCGAGCCTAACCCAAGTTTAGATGCAAACGATATAAGATTAACTGGTTGGTAGTCAGTCAAATCAAACGTCTGTGTGATCCCTGTAGGTTTAGGGTTACTTGCATCACGGTAATTCAGTGAGTTAGGGTAACGCAGTATGCGAGCAGAGTCAGTCGTGCATGAGCTATCTACCTTAAGGTTATGTTTAACTGCTAGAGCCTGTAAGCGCGTGGCTATAGGCTTCCATATTTCAGAGTCGAGCTCTCTATCTAGGGGCCAGTATACGTGCACACCATTTCCAGAATTAACCAGTATGGGTGTGGGTAGCTCTGTGGTAGTCAAGAATATTTTAATTGCATCGTAGGCTTGGTCTTGCGTGTCATAGCAATCCTCTGTACCTTTGCCGACATCAATGTCGAGCCAGAAAGATTTAAGTTTTGCTACATTAGCCTGTGTGCGCTTTCCTGATTCTTTAAAACTAGCAAGTGCGTAGTATTGGTTTACGGGTCCACTAATAGCATCCGTGATCGACACTAGGTCAGTAATGTCTTCAAGGAATACTTGCTCGATCTTTTTACCTTGTATTGCGGCGAAACAATACGTTCCTTTACTAGGAAGCACAAGGCTAAAAAAATCAGTTAGGGTCATAGGGTGTCTCGATTAGTCAGGGGTTACTGTTTATATAATTTTTTAGTAGTTCATATTGCTCAGGTTTAGGGTTATATTTGCCAGCAAACCAATCATACACAGCCATCCTAGAGACGCCTAAAGATTTGGATATACTGACTACGGATATGTTACGTTTAACAGCTATAGCACCTAGCCTTATAGCTGACCCTTTCGGGCTTTCCTTTGCGAGTTCTTGTAGTCGCTGTATATAGTTATAAGAATACCCACGCATTATATGCTCCAATTGGTGATGCAAGGAGCGGAGTTACCCGCCCCCTACGAATGTTACTTACTCTTCGTCGTCATCAGCCCATTGGTCTAACACGGAGGTTACAGCTTCAGGTTTGGTCTTGCCACGTACTTTAGGCTCATCCTCATCATCAGTATCATTAGACTTAGTATGCATAGCGGCGGCTTCTTTTAGCACAGACATCGTATCGTCATCAGCTACGGACTCAGACACTTGAGGTTTATAACTCATTCTAATAGCTTCAAGTGCTTCTGGGCTTTGACCTTGCTCGACACACTGTGCGTATTCCTCGTCTGTTAATGCACGAATAGGTTTAAAGGTCAGCTTGGGTGTGGCTGAGTTAGTATCAAAACGCATTTCTGTTACGACAGTCGTAATGGGCGTGTTATGTGCAGATAGGAATGTAGCGTACTGACGTAAGGGCAACTTGCCTTTCTCACCTTTACCAAATACTGACTGCGAAGGTAGCACAAGTTGTAACACATCACCGCCCAAGTCGTTCTCTAACACAACAGCCACATACCGAGAGTAGCGGCACGCACGGCTATCGCCTTGTCCAGAGCCTTTAATATTCTGTTGGCATGTAGCACATGATTGGCTCTGTGGGTTTGTAACCACATCATCAGGCTTAACACCATCGCTTGACCAGCATGAAGGACCTTTGTTCTCGCCTTCTTTGTATACCCCTGCGTAAAACGTACGGTACTCTGTTGGAGCAGTATTAACAATGACCATATTCATAGCACGATCTTCGTTCTTCATAACTTCTTCGCCGTTTACAATCTTGCGAAACACACTGCCTTTAATAGATATTTTAGCCACCCCACCGCCACCGCTCAACAAGCTCAAGCTAACAGCGTCTAGCTTCATGTTCTTAAGGTAAGCGGGTAATTTATCGGTATTGAATAGAGTAAGTGCACTCATTTAGATCTCCTGATCGTGGTTAGTTGTTACTACTGCTTGCGGTACTGCGGTTGACGATATTAATTTATCGCTTGGTATTTTGAAATATTTAATTATGTCTGATGGAAAGAACCTGTAATGTGTACCTACTTTGATGCTTGGTAATGGCTCTTGCTCTTTACTAGCGTAGGTCAATATAGCGGCTCTACTGATACCTAATAAATCTGCAACCTGTGCGGTTGTCATTGTTCGTTCTAGCTTCATTACTAACTCCTTCTGATATTAACGGTGTACTTGCGGTCAATGTTTAACCCAACTGGCATAGTGTCAGGGTTGTTCTCTAAAAAATCTTTCATGTTGCGTTGTGATACACGGCGCTCTAGCAGGTCAGGTGCATCGTGCTCTTTAATGAATTTATACATAGCATCCCAGTCACTAGGCCAGTAGCGTGTATGCACACTTCTGTATGCTGTGCCGTTCTTGGTTTTAATACTGTCTGCACCTGCTGTCTTGCAAATTTCTAACAAGCTAGACTCTACTAAATCCATTTGCTCTCTAATCACTGCGTCTTCTGCTTCGAATGCGGCTTTGATCTCCGCACGTTTATCACGCATCTTTATATATACTTTAACTAGTTTGTCGGCAGTCACGTCCATCACTCTCTCCTTAAGTTATAAATCTATTGTAAACCACTTTATTTACATTGTCAATACATCTCTAAACATCTCTAATAAACTTTCATTTGTATCCTCACAAGTATCAAGAGCTTTATATCGTTTAGCCTCAACTGGGCTACCTTGCAACCTAACAATTAAACACTTATGTTTTTGCCCAGAGCGGTGTATACGGGCATTAGCTTGCACATAAGTTTCATACGACATGATTGGACCCCACCACACAATCGTGTTTGCCGCATGTAGTGTGATACCGTGTGATGCCGCTTGAGGTTGTATGAGTAAGATACGTGGGTCGGGTTGCTCTTGGAAACGCTTAATAATATCTCCACGTTTAGTTGCAGGTACGGCACCATATATCATATCAACCGTATACTTACTAGCTATTAGCTTTTCTCTAAGCACCTCTAAGGTATTCACGTAGGGCACAAACACAATTACTTTCTGCGTGGTCTCTTCTATGACTTCAATAAGTGTGTTATATCGGTCAGTAATATCTAACTCAATGGTTGCACGATCATCTGTGTACACCGCACCTGCTGATACCTGTAATAGCTTCTGCATACCCACTGCGGCATTAACTGCACTTATCGTTTCACCAGCGGCTGTGGTGGCCATCTTGGTTCTTAGCTCGTTGTATAACTTCAACTGCTGCTTAGATAGTGGTACGTCACGTGTGGTATATACAAGGTCTGGTAGGTCTAAGCACTCATCTTTGGTAAAGCGAATAGCAGGTTGCAGTAACTGGTTAACTATCTGTGTGGCGTCACGTTTTGGCACCCATTTAAATGTCGTTATCTTCATCATCACTGAGTCACGGTATAACCCAAAGTTCCTAGGCGCTGTTGCAGGGCTCATCATCTTAGCTAACCCATAGGCATCAAGCGGTGACTGAGAAGCTGGCGTACCTGTAGCCATCCATAACCACGTATCAGGTTTCACCAGTTTGTTAATGCTCTTCCAACGGTTAGTGGTAGCAGTTTTTACATAGTTAGCTTCATCAATAATTATTAAATCGAACCGTCCTTCAATTAACTTATCAAGCATGATGGCAACACCGTCAAAGTTAATGATCACAAACTCTGTGCCCTCATCTAGTACCGCTTCGCGTTGCGCCTTGCTACCATGCGCTATACCAACTGATCTGTGCATCGCACCGTGAAACAAGTCACTCACCCATGCGGCATACATAACTGATACTGGGCATATAACGAGTACACGCCTAATATGTTTGGCTTTCATTAGGTAGTCAGCCGCCCAAATCATACTAAGTGTCTTACCAGTACCGGGGTCGTTAAATACGTATGCTCTACGGTTCATAGTTAAAAATGCTGCGGTTTGTTTTTGGTGCGTATACGGGTCGCGGCTTCCCGTCCATTTATATCTAGCAATAATTGGTGATGGCACGTTCTTAATACGCAGGTTTTTTAATACCTGTGCTTCTTCTATACCCCAATGAACTAGCACCTCGCTTACACCATTAGAGTCGCCAATTACAGTGCTTTTAGGTATGACATTCAAGACTTGTGCTGGGTTACGTAGGCGTAGTTTGAGTGCGCGGTTTTCTACGATTTCCATGATTCTCCAATAGATTAACGCTCAAACATAGTGTTTGAGTTGCAGGTACTGCACCCAACTGAGTCACAGTTGGGGTACTTAATTACTTCTTAGGGCTATTCTTCTTAACTGTATGATCTGAATTACGACTAAACGAGCGGTTAGCAGACTTACTAACTACACGTAGGTTACTCTTGCCATTACCACCACCTTTAGATAGCGGGGTCTTATGGTCTACATCCTTACCATCACCCTTACTTACTTTACCTGCCTTCTCCATCTCACTTCTAGCCTTATTACGAGCATCACGTTTCTTTATCTGCTCAGGCTTACCATGATACTGGTCATACTCTTTCTTATACGGTCTAGGCTTGTTTACGTACGGCATCACTTCCTCCCATTATGAGAACATGATAGCACGGGGCACCATGCTTTACATAGCCCTGACGGGCGGGCGTTCCACACATTAGACTTATAAGCACCCGCCAAACGATTAACATCTGGTAGCCAGTCCATCCACATAGTAGGAGCGTCGTCCGTGCTGTATTTACTAGGTATAAACTTATCTTCTACACAAAAAAGCAGACCTGCTTTAACTATTTTTATTTCTGGAAACAACTTAAACACTGCAAGTGCCATCAACTGCAACTGACTAGGGTCTGCGTTTTTAGACTTACCAAACTTGTAATCAACTATTCTAGCTGTACCTGATTCTTTGTCTATAACTAGCAGATCAATAACACCACGTAACCACACGTTTTTAGCAAAAAAGTCACACGGCTCCATTTCTGCTGTTATACCAAACTTATACTCACAGTACTTATCACCCTTGAGTGCTTTGAGTTTATCTAACTGCCCCTTCATAAACCCATACTTCTCTGGTATATCCACACCCTCACCTATATACAACTCGGCTGATTTATGGGCGTCTACACCGTACAGCATGATCTCAGACGTAGATTCTTTTACATCTTTAAGCACCTTCAGATGATAATATTTCTTAGGGCAACTTTGGAATGTTTTAAGTGACGAGTACGACCATGCTAAGTTACTCATTGTTTTAGTGCCATTTCTGCTTCATGCAGTTCTGATACAGCGTGAGTAAGCAGTTTAACTTCAGCCAGTACAGCGTAGGCTGTTAGTAATGCATCAGCCGTATTACCTTTTAGTATGCCTCGTTCCATCTCCCGTATAAGCCGTTTAGTGTTGGTGGTAAATAACGAGTAATCTGAAATATCATTTGTCATAGTTAACAATCCGCTAATGTTTTTCCAAACCCCGCCTCAGCATCGAGCGGTATGTCTGGTGCCCACTTAGGGGCTTTCCTCATTTGAGTTAGCACAAACTCAACCGCTTCTTGTGCCTCAGTTTCAGGGGCTAATACGTAGTCTGCATCATGTACCGTAAGTAGCGTTGGGTAGCGCTTATCAATACGTAGCATACACTCCCCCATTATACAACGTGCCGCGCTCTGTACAATACCTTGGAAGAACTTAGCCCCATACAGATACTCTTTACCCTTGCGGGTTTGGTACGTCCAGTTAGTCTTGCCGTTCTCTGATACACGTTTTAAATCAGGGTATTTCATATATAGACCAGATGGCAATAAACAACCCTCGGTACCATGTATCTTGATCAACCCATTCCTACCATACTCTGTATGGGCACCTACTGATAGGTTACGTAGTGCGTCTTCACCATGCTCCCATGCGGCTTTAACTTGGGCATACTCCGTGCGATACAGCGACACAATACGCTTACTCTCGGCTTCACCAATATCAACACCAGAGCCTGTCTTAATAGCTGCTCTCAAACGCGCTGAACCGACACCGTAGATCAGGCTCAATTGCGATGTCTTGCCAATAAATCGTTGCTCTTTAGTTACCTCATCATAGGGCGTACCAAATACAGATGATGCGAAGTCCTTATACAGATCTTTACCTTCTCCTAACGCCTTTAACTTATCTGTCTGACCTGCTAACCACAACCCCATACGCAACTCAATATTTGATAAGTCCGCACCCACAATCACATACCCATCAGGTGCACGAAACGACTGCTTAAGGGTTGTATCCCCACGACTTGGTATATTCTGCATATTAATAGCATCCATACCAGACCATCTATGGGTTCGAGCCCCTGAATATTTAAGCGGTAGTGGCACCCGCCCTC